CCCGGCGTCAGCAGCCACAGGGTTCAGCGCGCGGGCCCAGAGGCCGTCATGAAGACCGTCATGGCAATTGCCGAACCGTAGCGAAACCGCCGTGATTGTGGCGTTTACCCAAGTATGATCACAATAGCCAGTTGCCGAAGTTCCCTCAATTTCCTCTGACGGAATCGCTCCAAAACCTTTGACTACGTGCATGGTCGCATTGTAATGGTTTGCTGTCACGTTGCAGCCTGTATCCAGATACCCGTCTCCACTCAGATTGTAGGTATAATCTGTAGATACCTTAATTCTTCCATTGACCGCGACCATATACGGATCACGCTGCCAAAGCATATAACTGCCCAGAACAGCGCTATGAAAAATCTTATTGAAAGACTTATTATCATCTGATCCATAAAACCGGCCGCCTCCAACTACCTTGTTGATCTGAGTTCCATAATGCTGGGCTTTATCCTCTACATAGCTGGAGCACATTCCGCTTCCAAAAGAACTTTGTGAATCTGTGCTTCGCGTAAGCATTACACAAATATCTGCTAACGTATTTGTAAGCGGGCCGCCGAAGAATAACCCGCTTGCACTCGTTTTCAAAATCGCTGTGTTCTGCTCTGTAGTGCCTATTGCGGTTCCTGATGAATTATCAGAAGAGCTTCCTGAAGCAGTCAGGCAGCTCCACTGACCTGCAATGCTTCTCATCCTTCCGTTTCCATCAATAGAGCCATAGAACATGGGAATGAGCATGTAGTCCCTAACTTTTCCTTTGACATTAAAACCAACCGGCTGGAAATCCGGATCAACCTGCCGCTCGCAGAAGTATACATAACGATCTGAACCGACCTTATATTCCTTTTTGTAGATCTTCTTAATGACCGCCATTGCATTTCCTGCAAAATTTGCATTTGATACATCTGAAGCTGTTCCGTCTGCTTTCTTCGTATAATCATCCGGATTCAGATAATATTTGATTTCTCCATCCCACCCACACATAACCGGCACATTCGCTTTTAACCAGCTCCAATCCGCCCAGGAGCCATAATCCATGGCATGAGTAGCCATATTCATGGACATAGGCTTAAAGTCCTTGTTAGCGCCCAAGTATTCTACACGGGTAGCTGGATTCAGATCTGATGCTTCGTGAATAACCATTCCATAGATCGGTGCGTCAGTCGGGATCAGGTTCCGGATCAGCTTCTCTGTCTGCTCCTTCACTTCCAAAAGGGTTTCCTGCTCCGCAATAAAAACCTTATTTTCCGTCATTTTTTCCCTCATTTCCAGCATAATATAACACGATGCGTCATATTTTTGCTTATTTTGTTATTTTATAACGTATCCCGTTATCATATAACGGAATCCGTTATTCTCCAGTGCCATCAGCTTCTTCCGAAGGAAGCTGAACATAATAAAGATGACCATTTTCCATCCCCAGACGGATCTTCGCTCCGTTTTTGTCATCCTCATAAATTTTGGCATCCACCTGCAGTGCCTTGTCATTTTCAAGTAACTGCTGATAGCGTTCGTTAAACCGGTCTGCATGTGCAGGAGTTGATGTTGTAAGAGCCTCCATCTGGAGGTTCAATGTAGGATTGTTCTTGATTGGTAAGTTAGCCATTGTGTTCCTCCCTTAAAACGTGTCCTTAATCCAGAAGGTCATCGCAAGATCCGCATCCTTGCCTTTAGCTGAAAACCGCTTAATATTAACGATATCACCATTAGCATCATACAAGCCGATCTCGCTGATCTCTTTGCCCGCCAGCTCCTCTTCGGTCAGCGTACATTCATACTTGCATTCTGTATCGCTGACCATTGTATAGCCGTCATACTTCTTTCTGAGAAGTTCATTTCCGAGGGTGCTGTCTGTTTCCGAAAGAGGAATAATGTTCCCGCTTTCATCCACACCGCCATCACCGAAAACAAAACCCACGATTTTCGGGAGCTGGATCTCTCCGGCCCTGGCTCTAACCATATTTTTTCTTGCTGTCACTGTGATGATCTGATTCTGTGTCATGTCAATTCCTCCTCACGCCTCTCAGCGTCCAATATTCTCTTTCCGTTCAAATTTTGGCTGCCATCCAGAAACCATAAATCCTTATCCAGTCGAACACGATAGTCATTTTCCTCTTTGTTTTCTATCTTTCCAAAATCAAAGTGTTGTCCGTACTCATGTGGGTGTCTCAGAATTTCAAGAAGAACAGAACCATCTAATTTCCACGCACCGTTTAGCGTTGGAACTTGCCAGAACTGGGATTCAAAGCCCATGGATACCATGCCGACAGTGTTCTCATCTTGGCAGATTGCTGTCATAAATCTGGCTGCCTCCGTGAAATCCTCATGAAGTTCTATTTCTCCAATTTCATAGGTTAAGCCGTATTCATCTGCCTTACGGACTGCATCAAGATTGTATGTACCGTCCAGCAACCAGGCTCCATTCAATGTCCGAACCGGCCAAAACTGCGCTTCATAACCCAGTGCCATTCCTGTCACGGTATATTTTTCCGGGCTAATATAGCCACTCTCTATCAGTAAAATCACACGATATCTTAAATGTGCTGGCAGCCATTTGTCCAAAAATACCCGGATGTCTTTCATATCAACACCCACAATTTTGCTTACATCCAGCGTTATCGTTGCCAGGAGCTTGTCCGCATCTGCCTCTACTGTTGTATCAGCTCCTGTTCGGGCATCCAGTTTTTCCTTCAACCAAGCCTCATTGACCAGCTCCTCATGGAGTAGCGCCGCCGCCCCATACATTTCATCAATAATTCTTTCTATCTCAGCCAGAATTATATCTTCCACATTCAGAAGGTCTTCCATTTGCCTCATCTTTCGCACTCTGGCCGGAAGCATCTGTTCACTATTCAGTGACACTGATAATCACTCCCTTCAGAGAAAAGAATTTGTTATAATCTGCCGTGATAGAATCCTTTTTTCCATTTATTGTTAAGTCCACCACCTCGGAGACACCACTCACCGCGCTGATGATATTGCTGACTTTAAAGAAGTTCAGGGAGATCACTCCGCTCTGGAAAGCAATTTCCAGAAAATGTGCCTGAACATCTGTCTGAATCTGGCTTTTAACCGTTTCCTCCGTGTATCCGGCTGTTTTGTGAATCTCGCATACAATGGTTACATCAATACTCTCCGCTGCAGATACCACCGGGTTAGCCCCCACAGGCCGCTTCGTATTGATATACTCCTGCACAATCCGGATTTCTTCTTCCGTAGGTGCCTGGGCCGTTGTGGAAACAATGGCGATATATACGTTTCCTGTTCCGTCTCTTGGACTGGAAACTTTTGCATTTCCCGCCACCCTTTTGCCCTGGGCATTGGTTGCTTCCTTGGCCCATTTCACATAATGTTTTTCATTTCCACTGGTTCCCATGTCACTTCCTTGAGCAGCCAGTTCATCCTGCAGGGGAGCAATGAGCATCGCATTAAATCGGGCCAGTTCTTCAGATACCGCCTGCAGGTTATCCATTGTAAAGCTTCCCTCTATCCTGGAATCTTCATTTTTGAGGCTTCCTTTCATCCTGGCCAGAATTCCATCTGCCGTAAAATCCATTTATACATTCACCCCTTCCATTCGGATCGGTACCGTTTCTTTCCCATAAATGCTGGTACAGTCAAATGTTACTTTCATCCCCCAGCTACTGGTCTCAAAATTAAAATTTTCCAGTTTCTTGATATATGGATTTACCATTAACGCTTCGGTAATATAACGCTTCATTTCTGACTTTACTATTTCTCCGTTCATGGAGTGTCCAATGAGCTGATCCTCATATTCTTCTCCGAAGGCCGGAGAATAAGCTACGTGTCGGAACCGGGCTGTTGTAAGTGCCTTAAATATCCAGATCCGGAGTGCAGCATTTCCTTCCACCAGATAAGTGCAGCCATTTTCATCCAGAAGCAGTTCATTTCTCGCATAATCATACGCATATTCTTTCAGTAATGGTAAATCAGTTACTTTTTTCGTATCTGTAACCCCAGACGCATCAATAAATGGAAAAATGCTCATCCTGCCACCGCCCTTCCAGCTATATAAAAGCCGCTTCCTGTCATGACAACCACCACCGTATCACCTTTCTTGATTACATATTTTTCATGGAATTCTTTCAAAAATTCATATGCTGCAGCCGGTTCAAACGGTGTTTCAAAGGGCTTTAAAATCTCATCACCGCCATCCGATGCCGCTACCGTCAAGGCCGGATTGATGTAAATGCCAGCAGATACTGTCTGCCCCTGCAGTTGAATAGACAAAGGCTTCACACTGATCACATCAGCCAGGAATGTTCCATCTACGCTTGCCTGAACCCCGCCACCGGAGTTTATATCCGCAGCTCCGCCACCGGATATACGTTCTTCAATTGCGTGAACCATTCGCACGATGTTATGATCTGTCATGTCAGTCCCTCCTACTTACTTTTCTTATTGTTTGTGTCCTTCTCGATTTCCTCCTCATCCATCAGATTTTCAAAAGCCAGGGTAAGATCCATTTGCGCTTTTCCATTGGTAAAGGTATGAGTATCGCTTTCTATGTAAAACTGTCCATACAGTCCAGAAACTTCATCCTGGACAATAATGGAATAGCCAGAGACCGCCCTGAAATCATTCGGTACTCCAGATACAGATCCAGAATTTTCTACAGAAACCAGTGCTTTTTGTGCTTCTGCTGAAATATCTTCTTTATCGCTCTGTTTCATAACTTTCTGAACCAGGCCATATTTTTGAATGGACTCTGCATCCTCTATCACCTTGATCTGATTTCCTTTACTGTTGGTGATAATTACACGGTTTACCAGGTTCTGCAGAGTGCTTTTATACTCTGTATCAATTAGGTTGTAATCTCCGGTCATCACAGCTCCACACAACGTCCCCTTTTCAATCACACAAAGCTGATTGATATTTTTAATCAGAGGAATGTATTTTGTACCATTCTTTCTGGCTGCTACTGTATAGGCCATCATGATTGCCTTATATGCCTTTTTTCCAAAACACGGTGATTTCACTACAACTCCATTGGTCGGAGCCAGTTCTCCGCAGGGAATATCCAGTTTCTGGCAGATCTGTGTGACAATACTTTCTGGTGTCCCAGAAAAGACCATATTCACATCAGACTGGTTCACGTAAAACAAAAGATCATATGCCAGATAACTTACCGTTTTAGAGCTGCCTTTTTTATCCGCATCAAATATAATCCCGCCGAAAATATTATTTCCTTCATTATCCTGCATGATAATTTCATCCCCAATGTCAATGGACACATTCGGGAATAGAGTATCTTTTTTGTTCTGTGCGATAGTGAAATTGACTTTTCTGGACACCTGGGAAGTATCACCAGACCAAGTGATCTTTTCAATTAGCTGGCTGATATCCTTTCCTCCTGTCAGTAATTTCATTCCTTCCACCGCCTTTATGCAGGAATCGAAAGCACAGTACCCGGATAAATCCAATGCCCGTTCCCGGAACTGCTTTTTCCATGGCTCTTGGCTGCCGCTTCAATCGTTCCGCTATTTGCACCATATATCTTCGTATACTGTGCCCCATTCCCATAATATTTCTTTGCGATCCCCCACAAAGTATCCCCGCTAACCACCGTATGACTTCCACCGGCGCTGGTATTGGGCCGATCTGTAAGACCATTGTCCCTGACCTTTGGTGTGATATTTACCGTGGGAACATTCAAAGTAACATACTCCGAAAAAGACATGGTATAATAAATATCCTCGTCTCCTTCATTTCCAGAATAATTCAGTTCATCCATCAGCATTGCCAGATTGATGTCCATGTCCGTTACAATAACACGAACCACCTTTTTTGATGTTTTCCACTCATCCAGCATGGTGATATAACCTTTCGGTGTATCTTCTGCTCTGCTGCTGAAAGGAGAATTTTCTGATGGGAAGAAGCTGGAAAACTTTGTGCGTTTTAATCCACAGTCTCCCGGAAGATTGACTTCTCCCATTTCCAGCAAAGTTATCGTCTGATTTAACTGTTTTGATGTAATCTCCACCGTTTTAGGGTTAATCGGGAGCTTAATGACTTCGCTCCGATTATCCACACTTAATTCAATGATTCTCTCTTCCATAAGCTCCCTCCTATCCCATATTTACAATTACTTCTACAAATTTCTTTGCTACTTTATCAGCCATCTCATCAATATCATCTTCTGACCGGACATTGATGGTATCTGCAAGTTTGGCAATCTGGACTGTAATGCTTCCGAGGAATCCTCTTGCTCCACCAGACGAAGTGCTGCCCGGTACCTCCATGCTGCTCCTGCTCTCCCTGATCCGGTCGATCAGAGCTGAAAGATGCTGGTCAATATTTGTTAAAACGCCGATGACAGAGGACATTCCTCCACCGTTTCCGGAGGATGCTGCCATACTTCCCTGTACTACGCCACCGAATGCATTGCTGGTCAGAGACACACTTTCCTTGTTTGGAAGTATCCTGGAACCTCGCGGCAGATTTACAAGCTCTGGGCCTTCCTCACCTACCCAGGTAAGTCCACCACGCCAGTTGTTGTCTCCAGCCGCATTCTTTCCAACGCTTCCCGATCCACTGCCTCCAGAACCTGCAATCTTGGCTCCTGTGTTGCTGATCCAGTCCGCTACCTTACCGATAGCCGAACCAATTCCTTCCACAATAGGCTGAACCACGCTCCAGACGCTCTCCAGGATACTCTGAATTCCTGGGAACACGCGCTGAACCACGCTGAAAACAAGCTCGAATACACTAATGCACAAATCCATAATAGGCGAGATCACGCTCCAGGCTGTGGTCAATACAGAACCGATTGCCGGGCCAGCTACCGCGATAACCTCCTGGATGAAGCCCATCCGCTCTCCGATAAAGCCGATCACAGAACTTACTTTCTCACCAATGCCATCGAATATCGTACTGAAAACAGGGGCAAGCGCCACAACAGCCACACCGATAGCCGACACCAGCCCTGCGATAACTGGCGATGCCTGAGAGATCAGGCCACTGATACCAGAAACCACGCTTGAAATCACCGGGAGTATTACTGGAAGCATAGTTGAAACAGTGTTCACAATGCTTCCAATTGCTGGGGCACTGGCTACTGCAGCCTGACCAAGGGAATTTGTTATGCTCTTTCCGAAAGATACAAGTTCCGGTATAGCCGCTGAAAACTTGGAACCCAGGTTTCCGATACCATCAAACGCCTGGTTGACTGCGCCGCTCATAGAAGATGGCAGTGCGCTCACAATTCCGTCTTTCAGGCCCTTGACGATTTCTCCACCAGATTCTTTAATCTTCGGAGCAGCCGCCTTTATACCTGTTTTCACAGCTCCAGGAAGCGCTTTTACGACTCGTCCAACCATCGGAACCGCATTCTTGAACAGGAACGTGCTGGCCGTCTCCACTACAGAGCCCATAGCGCCTTCTACATCACCGCCACTCGCCATAAAGCCAAGCAGATTTTTAACTGCGGACTTCATGGCTCCGAAAGATCCGCTGAATGTGGTCGATGCTTCTCTCGCTGTGGTTCCTGTAACATCCAGTTTTTCCTGGATCACATGGATCGCGTTATACACATCCGCCAGATTATCCAGGTTATACTTAACTCCAGAAATTTTCCCAGCATCCTTTAACAGACGCTCCATTTCCGACTTCGTACCACCGTAACCAAGTTTCAGGTTATCCAGCATGGTGTAGTTCTGCTTGGCAAAGCCCTGATAAGCGTTCTGGATAGAGCCTATGTCGGTACCGAATTTATTCGCGTTATCTGCCATATCCACCATGGCCTGATCCGCCACTGTGGCCGCTTTTGCCGTATCACCCTTTAAACTGTTCAGCAGCGAAGCTGAAAAGCTGGTGACCTGCTCCATATAATCATTTGCTGATAATCCCGCTGTTTCAAAGGCTTTGTCCGCATTCGCTTTGACTGTATCCGCATCATCCTTGAATAAGGTCTCGACACCGCCACGGCTCTGCTCCAGCTTCGCACCTTCGCTTACTGATGCTCCCACCACTGCAGTAGTGGCCGTGGCCGCTGCGATTGCAACCGGTATAACAACCTTGGTTCCCAGTTCTTTCATTTTTCCGCTGATAGCAGAAATTCCTTTGCCGGTAGCATCCTTGATCTTCACTACCGGCTCGGCAACCTTTTTCCCAAGATCTTTTACACGGCTTTCTACCGCTTTAACTTTCGTTGTGGCCATGTCCTTTACAGCCATGGCCGTCACTACTTTTTTCCGGAGCGGTTCCATTTTGGACTTCAAGCTATTCAGTGCCTTGGTTGCCGGAGTTGCATCCAGCTTTGCCTGGTACTTTTCCTTCCAGGTTTTCTCCATCTCCTCACGGGTTTTCTTAACATCCTCCCGGAAAGAAGTTTGTTCTTTCTTTATGATCCGGAGAGTTGCCGTGACATTATCCTTAATGCTGATACTTCCTATCACACTCATTTGTCACTTGCACCCCCGTTCCCTTCAAAAGCAAACAGCTTTCTTCTTTCCTCTATGGCCGTCTCCATGGAAGCAAAATAAAAGAGCCTTTCCTCCAGGCTCAGATTCAGGATATATTCAGGTGTGATTCCCTTCTGCAGATAAAAGTGCAGGAAATAGGTTTCTCCGTCTCGGCTTATGAGTTTTTTAATTCTTCAACCACAGTGACCTTCTTATTTCCGAGTACACCGGAAAGCTTCATGATCTCTGTAGCGATTTCTGTTATCTCGCTCATTTCAAAGATATTCACCACTTCCGGATATGTCTGGATCAGCCCCTGATTCATCATCTCCTGTGCGACTTCTTTTAAGTTCGGTTCCACAACGGCCAGATAAATCGTATATTTATCTGCCGCATTCGGATCGTTTTCATCTTCGATTTCCGTACACTCTACGATTTCCGGATAATCCAGGTTGCGGATTTTAATATTTTCATCCAGGCTCGGAATATGTAATGTGCGGTATTTTCTGACCTTTTTCTCCTGAAAGCGCTTGATCGCCTTGTTAGTAAAACTCTTAAATACCTCGCTCTTATCTTTATCCATGACTGTTTCCTCCTCTTATGCTGCAATCTGATCCAGATTCTGCAGATCAGACGGTGTGAAGCCGATGCTGGTTTCTTCCTCGACAATTCCGCCTTTTTCCCAGTTGACCACCGGAAGTTCATTGTGCCATACATTGTTAGCTGACCAGCGCTCTGTCTGCCCATTCACGGCATCTGGATCTTTCAGCTTTGCAATAATCTGGCAGCGCACATCCTTGCCTTTCTTCCAGCTTTCCAGGATTGCTTTTGCCCTGGTATAAACTTTTTTTACGGTATAGGAGCCTTCGCCCTTTAACCCGGTAATCTTAGAGTCCACATCAATACCGATCTGGACATCTTCACGATTGGCTGTTACCTTTAACTCGATCTTAGAAAATTCAAAGATTTTCTCTCCATCAATCCAAAGCTCTCCCCAGGTACCGGAAAGAGTTTTGTTGCCTCTGATACTCTCTGCCATTGTCATTCCCTCCTTACATGTTTACTGTCATTTTCAGATCTTCCATGGCATCCACAAATTTCACGTTACTGGTCACAAAGACCTTACTTCCTGTATTTGCTTCAGCCACCGCCGTATCATCCATTTCTGATGTGTCGGTGCCCCGTCCTTCCAGATAATTTCTCTGGGCATCTACATCTACAGATACGGTATTGTCATAACTGCGATCCAGGACATCCCCAAGAAGCTCCTTATGGTAAGAGCTGATGGCTGCCACAAACATCTGCTTGTTGTCATAGTCATTGATGACTTTGCCCACATAATACTTTTCAAATGTATCCCGGATATCATCCATGTAGAGATCCATGCCCTCCACGATCTTGATCTTCCGAAAATCTTCCGTTTTGGTGGCAGTAAAGGAAGTCAGGCTGTTCACACCGCGCCCAATCTTATACTGGCTGCCATCAAAGGTAAGGATCAGTTCGCCTGCATCGATCCGCTCATTCGGATCATCCGGCACTTCTGCCGAAGAAACATCGTTCAGAACATAAAAGGTACTGCTTCTGGAAAGAGACAGTCCAGCAAGGATTCCTGCGATCCGCGCACAGTATTCCGCTGCAGTATGCTTTTTCCCGGTAACAGACGAAGTAATGTTCTCTGTGGTAAAGTTGATAATTCCCTCATGATCTCCCGCATAATGGGGAAGAATCACCTTGAAGGTCTTCTTTTCATCATTGCGGTACTGCTTGATCCAGGCTCCGATCATCGTGGTATCTGCCGCCTTAATTCCAGGGATGCACAGATAATTCCATTTTAAGTCCTTTAACTTCTTCAGAACCGCGTTGTAACTTTCTACATTGGTGGCCACTCTCATGGCGATCACTTTTGAAGGTGCCCCCTCATAGATCAGCTTCAGATAATTGTAGTTATCCTCCGTCCACTGAGTGAAATCCACATCATCCACTTTGTTGTAAACATTCTGTTCTTCACCTTCCGTGTCATCGTTCAAAATAACCGCCACAATTCCTCTGGCACTGCGCTCAATGGCACTGATACCCTTGGACTGGAAGATAAAGTTAAAATTCGGTAATCCCAGGCCCATGTTTACTCACTCTCCTTTTTCAGTGATACTCCCAGCTCCTCCATCCGGTCATTTGCAACCTTCTGTTCTTCGGAGTGCCGGAAATTGATAGTAAAAATGTAGTGGAGAACGTGATCCACTACATTGATGTCCGCATTCCCGATGGTGATCTTCCTATCACCAAACGAAAGCACCGGACGAATGGCTGCGTCAATTTCAGCAGCTTTAATGAGATAAGCATTATTGCTTTCGCCCTTCTCATGATAGGTAACATCCACCATGACGCTCATGTCCGTGTAAATTCCATCCACAGTTACAGGACTTCCTGGCTTCAAATCCACAAAATACCAGGTTTTAGGCTGTTCCACTCCATGGGCCGGGTCTGTACTTTTGATCTCTTCAAAAAAGACATCTGTGTCCGGATCTATCTTCTTTAAGGCCCAGATCAGCGCGTCTTTTATCTGCAATACTGGATTTTCCATCATTTCTCCTTAAACCAAATCATGCGTATTTAAAAAATCAGTCAACCAGGCCCGCAGGTAATCTGGAAGCTTCCGATCCATTTCCTGCAGAGACACCTCCAACATATGAGCGCCTTTTTTAAAGCCGCCGCCCTTCATGCGATGCCCATACTCCACAGGCTCCGCATATTCCACATTGTTGTAAATCTCAATATAGTAAGTGTCTCCCCGTTTTTCGATAGTTCCCAAGTTCCAGGCATTCCGCAAATGTCCAGTCTGAACCGGAGTCAGTTCTTTTGCTCTTCCAAGTGTCCGCTCCGCAATGTCAATGACCATTTGCTTAAATTCTTCCGGATATTGCTGATCTATAACCTGGGCCAGGTTCTTTTCCCACTCATCCAATCCGTCAAAGGTATATTCGGTACTCATCAGACCACCGGATCATCCAGACGAACTGGAACATTATTGTGGGACGGCTGCCGTTCAGCAGCTCCAGCCAGAGCTTCTATAACTTTTCCAAGCCGGGAAATTACCAGGAAATCATTTTCCAGGATGTCGATCTCCGGCCTTACAAAAAGGCTGTAGGAAGTATCTACAGATGCCGTGGAGCTGCTCTGGGCCAACGCTCCGCCGCTGTGGGAAGATAGCGCACATGGAACATCCTGATACATCATCTTCCCTTCCGTACCGCTTTTAAAAACACTTTCACCAGATGGTAAAGTATCTTTAAAAGGTCGGTAAACGGTCACTGTATCCCAGTAGGTCTCTGCCAGAATATCAGCTTCCTGCATGGTTATCCTTTGGCAAGCGCATTTTCTTATAGTGGTTTAAGGATGTCTCATAATTCTTCATGAAGTCCACCGTGGCGCTCCTGGAAGCGCTTGGATCGCGGTAAGAAATCGTTGTGTCTCCACGGGTGACGGATGATGTTTCTTTTCCTGTGGAGACCAGCAGATCTGCCTTTAACATATCCTCGGCAATCTGGGCTGCAGTTCCTTCCAGGCGTTCCGGAAGATCTTCTCTGCAGCAGTAAATCAGGATCTTATCTACCGCCCGGCGCACATATCTCCTTGCGGAGCTTTCTTCCGTTTCTGCCATTTTCATGTTATCCATGACTTCGGCTACAATCCTGTTTTCCTGTTCACTTGCCATGCAGTCCCTCCTACTTTTTCCTTGCTGTCTGGCTTTTCTCAGCAGTTTCCTGGTTCTGTTTCAGGGCCACTTCAAGCTGATCTTTCGTGCCGTCCAGTTCCTGTTTCAGAGTGGCATTTTCTTTCAGGGCCACCTCAAGCTGGTCTTTCGCACCGTCCAGTTCCTGTTTCAGCGCAGCGTTCTGGCTTCTGGCCGCCGCCAGTTCCTCCTTCAGTTCCTTTTCCGCTGCAGGTGCTTCGTTTTCCAGAGTCGCTTTCTTTGCGGCCCCTTCTCTGACAAATCCCTGGCTTTCCAATGCCAGCGCTACAACTTCAGACTCTGTCTGTTTTACTACATTGTCACGTCTTAAAGTAATCATCCCGTATCTCCTCCTATGACAGTTCTTCCTTTACGTTGGTAAAGCAGGTCTTGATCTGCTGATCCGGAATCCAGATATCATGGTACTTGCGGTAATCCATCGCGTAAGCTCTTGCCTTCTGGTTTGTCTCCGGATCAAAGATTCTCATCTTATCTGTCTTAGACACCGCAACAGGGGCTTTTCTCGGTGTGATGATCCAGTTAATGTTCTTGCTGGATGCCGTTGCTGCAAATCCACCATCTTCCTGTCCGCTGGTTTTTCCATCTTTGAACAGATATTCAGTCTTCATTCTCTCTGAACCAACCGAAATCAGTGGATGCTGTCCATCCAGGCTCCTAACCTTAAAGCTTACATCTCCCTGCTTAAAATCTGTTACATCCAGTTTTTTGGACAGCTTATCACTCATGGAGAGGATCGCTGCCACCATGCGGCTGATGGTAATTACCAGCGGAGTATTATCTCCAACGATTTCCTGAACCGTTGCAATGTCGTAGTAAAGTTTCTGCAGAATGGTATCCTCCGCCGGTACATATCCGCCAGATGCTGTCTTTGCCTTGATGCAGGCCGCCGCGATCGTGCTGTAACGGTAAGCATCAATCTCCGGGATCACTTTGGTTCTCTGGAATTCTCCCATTACAGTAGCCGCAGTCAGTGCAAAGTTGGTCTCATCTACGGCATTCTCATCAAAGCTGAAGGAACGTCCTCTGTCCTGGGTCATTGTTTTGGTCTGGTACTTGAAGTTTACTCCACCGGCTACAAAACCGTTCTGTCGATCATAATCAGCCAGGCCGTCCATGGAAAGCTCCGGGATCTTGACCTCTGATCCTCCGTTATATTTCACCAGGCTGGAATTGACTTCCATCCATCCGGAAGTAGCCTGCTCTACTGCGGCCTTATCCAGTTCACTCTGAATGACCGCTGCTGTCTGAATTGTATTTACGCTCATGTCTCATATCCTCCTTATAATCCTCTGATGTTTCTTGCAATCTGATCTCTTAACATATTTTCTGCGCTTGCCGCATTGCCAAGGCCCGCCGGAGTCTTTCCGCGAAGTCTGGATTCCACCGCTGCCTGAAGGCTTCCCTTGAAGGTATCTGTTAATTTTGACAGACTCTTTTCCATGGCCTCCTCACTGGTATAATCCAGCAGTTCAGCCAGGCCGACCGGATAACCATCTTTTTCCAGGGATGCCGTTGCCTTTTTCTGCAGATCACTCTTTAAGAGCTTCGCCTGCAGTTCTGCGATCTGCTCGTCTTTCTTTTTCTGTTCCTCGGCAGCCTTTTCCTCCGGGCTTAACTTGGCCTGTCTCTTTGCTTCTTCTGCCTGAGCTTCCCAGTCCTGCTTTGCTTTTTCAATGGCTGCATCCATATCTGCCTGGCTGAAGGATTTCTCCTCCGTTTTACCTGCAGGCGGCTCTGTTCCTTTTTCAGCAGCCTTTTCTTCTGCTCCAGGTTCCTTTTTCTCCTGCTTGGCACCGAAAAGACCGTCAAGAAATTCCTTAAAGGCAGATGCTTTCTCCTGGTTTCCGGTTTCCGCACCTGCGGCCTGTCCCGCCGCTCCCGTAGATGTTCCTGCCGATGTAGTTGCTGCGGTTTCAGTTGTCTGAGTGCTGGTGGTCATTTCTCCATCCATTTTCATGTCCTCCTTGAATTTTTGTATAACAAAAACACCCTCTAACGCTGGTTAAAAGGTGTTTAAGCTCCATTTAAATGTAATTTTTTGTAATTTAATAGGCACCCCTTCGGGTGCCCATCATGCTTTCTTTTTCTGCATATCTCTGCAAAAATCCTCTTTGTAGTTGTTTGTTCCCAGAGCCGATTGCCTTATAACCGCTCCCGGTATCCCATCCGGATATGTATCACATTTTGCATAGCCATGATATCTGGTGCATGAGTTACAGGCGCTGTCAAATGCCTTTGGTGCTTCCCACCACCGTCTATCAGAATATGGTTTCTTTTCCATTACAACTCCTCCATGTAGATTGTATGTCCATCAACTCTGGTAACAATAAATGATGAGCCACGCTCAAAAAGAATTTCCTTCTCTGTCGAATTGTACTTTCGTATATCTCGACCATTCTTTGACTGAATTACATACTGTATTTGGAAACTATCATCATATACCTCGGTTGAAGATGATAAATACTCATTAAAGATCTTCAGTTCTCCCGGAACATAAGATTCAACAAACTCATCCACATCCAGAATTCCGAAATCTGAAAGCGACCGTTTTACCGTTCCCTCATACTTCGGCATCTTCTGAAGTGCGGAATCCATTGCCTTTATGTACTGTTCTTCCTGCTTCGTCAGTTTTTCTCCCCTGCGGAGCTTGTCATTCCAAACGTAAGAAGAACTGCTTATGTAACTATTCATAGCATGTTGCTCCGCGTCTGTCAACGGTTCCGCAGGCTCTTTTGCCTTTTCTTTTACATAGCGTTTTTTCCATTCTTCAAACTTTGGATTGTCTTTCAATTGGTTAGCGCCGTCCTTCAGTGCAAACATATCAATCCGTGGCTTTGCTCTGGTAGTACATTTACAGTTCGGGTGAATCGGTGGCAGATTGACTCCCGCCTCGGCCTCAGATAACTTAAATGCCTGACCATTTAAAGCCTGGCATATCTCACAGCCACCTCCCAAGAAAATGTATTCCTCAATTCCAAGCTCCTGATAGGACTGTATCTGGCCTTGATTAGAAAAGTAACTGCTTTCTGTTCTCACCAGGCGCTCCGCATTTTTACGCCCCCGGTGCATCACATCATCTATGGATTTTGCCATTTTCTGGACGCTGGCCCCGGACATGAAGCCCATGGTCAGTTCCCTTCTGGCAAGAGCCGCCAGCTTATCCGTATCCTCCCACAGCGCCTGGGAATAATTTTTGCCTGACCACGGAAACTCCAGAATACGCTTCAGCATCTTCTCATCAACCTTCGCCACCGTAAAGCCTACTCCCATGATGCTCTGAATATCATAGCAGCTACGGTAATAATTGGTTTTAAACATATCGCCAAGAAGATCTGTCAGCTTTGTTTCTGTATCCCCGGCCAGGTTTATCATCTGCAGATAAATCTGCGAAAGAAGCTGCTCTTTTCTGCTGATCCTGGACTTGGCAGACAGCGTATTTAACTCCAGCAGCGTCCTGGAATCCGTCTGGGCCTCAGCCACATATTTATCCATGCTCTTTCTCCAGCGGCTGTATTCCTCGCCGGACAGGAGCTTTTCCGCTTCCGCGTTATCCAGTTTGTTATCCTGGGCATACTTCTGGAACATGGCATTGATCTCATTTTCCAGTTGGTTGGCCGTCTCATCATAAAGATCCATGATATCCCTGGCATAGGTGTCGGTTTCCTTGGCATTTCTCAGAACCCTTTCCTTGGCCCGTTCAATCCATTCATTCCGTTCTTTCTGACTCATCTACGCCCTCCGCAGCCTTTCCGGCAGTCATGCCGTTCTGCTGGCTCTCAAATGCTTTGGCAAAATTCTCATAGGTGCCGAATTCGTCAACATCCTTGGTTTTTTCTTCCTCCAGCTTTTCCATCTCATCATGGACGTTTTCCACCCATGGCAGCATCTGCAGCCTTGACTCCGTGGAAAGCAGTCCGGAGAGCTGCGTTGCGATCTGTGTCAGTTCCAGATTGTTTTCCGGTTTGTTCCTGCGGAATTTCGGAGTGATGTCCTTATAATCATAATGGCCACCCTTAATATTCAGGATATTGGTAATCAGCTCGATCCGGCGCTGCAGCCCCTTTTTGAACTTCCGCTCTTTCATGGCACATAACTGTTCCAAGCCCCAGAGCTTATAAGCGATTGCTACTCCAGAAAGGTTCCCGCCAAACGACTCATCACACAAATGTGGAACATGGGACATGGTATGGATATCCTCCCGCAGCCGGTTCTTAAAATTCTCCATTGCGGTATCATCCACCTGCTTCAGCAGCCACTGGACATCTCCTCCATCATCCAGAATGATCGCACCCTTTTCCTTCATGTCCCGAACATCATCACTGCTCACATCTCCCAGCTTCAGGATCTTTAAAATAGCATCATCGTTGTACTGGAAGTAATTCGCCGTATTGCTCTGGGCCTTATTGTAGGCATCAATCTCCGTGATAACGCCCTCAAAATCTCCCCGGCGCTCCTCATTATTGATGTACTCCACAAAGGGGACATCCTGCCAGTAATGATCTTCAATCGCCTCCAGGTTCAAGTACCCGTTATTGAATGACCGGAACCGGAGAACCTGGTACGCATTCCAGAACTCCACCTTCAAGATCACATTCTTATCTTTATCGACAGACCGGACGCTCCTGATCGCCGCCATAGGCTGGGCATGGCCGCTGTCACTCTCATAAATCATAATCAGATCAGACGGTGCCACCTTTGCAAAACGGATCTGCGCGTCCTCATCAAGATATAGCATTTCAAAGCAGCTCCCACAGATGCTGCACTGTTTAGCCAGCTCCATGTTATGATCCTGCTCATCGTTATAATCAAAAATATCCTGCACCGTCTGCAGATAAGCATCATCCTGGGAGTTATAGACAACCGGCTGCCCAACAAAATAACTGGTTGCCGTATCCGTGATGTACTTCGCCATGTTATTAACCAGACGGTTGTTCGGTGCTGTACTGTCTTTCTTGGTCTCTGAAAGAATTCGGTGCTGCCCCACGTAGTAATCAGTCAACATCCCATATTTCAGATCCATCAGGTTTTCATCTATGATCTCCCGAATATCTTTTTCTGTCAGGCTTTCTGCAGAAGCCCTGTCCATATAAATAACCGGCATAATATACCGCCTCCTTTACAATCCAGCCGCTCTCCTGTCCATGATCCGGAACCGCTTGCTTTTCTTGGCGATTGTCCGGCAGCCTTCCAGGGCATCCGGGCCATCATCGTGAGCGCCCATCGGAAAGTGGAACATCTGTTCCAGGAGCCGTTTATGCTTTTTGTTGAATTTGATATAGTGGTTCTTTACATCTGGCTGCATGGTCTGAATTCTCATGGTCTTATCGCTGGTCTGCGGTACTTCCTCAATCGGGAGATACAGACCGGCCCTGGCGGATGCCTTGGCCAGTTCCTCTTTTAAAAACCACTGGAACTGTACAGTCTCGGCACCGAACTTTTTATAGCCCCGTCCAAAATCGCGCTTCAGCCAGCGTTCTTTCTCCAGGATATCCGTGATGATACGATCCGGGTGCCTCCGTTCAATATCCGCATCCAGTACATACATGTAACCAGTAACCTTGCTTTTCGCAAGTGTGATGATCGCAGAAAAGTCGCTTTTCTTGGTTTTTCCAAGGGAAGGATCGACAAAGCCAAAGAACTGAAAATCCTTGTCCTTGAAGTCCATTTCTGCTTCGTTGTAGTAGTCGAACCATTCCTCGTTGAAAACACAGTCTTCCGGGTTGATCGGTTCATTCTGTTCCTCAGAGTTAAAGGAGGCCTCACCCTCTGTCACCTTCATGACCATCAGGTCATAGTAAGAAAGCTTTTCCTCCCAGAGAACTTCTGTCCCGGCCAGCATCTTTTCCCGGTGTGCCTCAAAGAACTTTCGCGCATTTTCCTCATGGTCTTCATCAGACAGGTCAGTGAAGATATTTTCCCACTCCTGCCATAGGTCTGCCTCCGGCGAAAATGATATAACTGCCCGGTACTTAATCGCCTTGTATCCAGGGTTTTTAAGAGTATTTGCTAATAAGCTGTCATAATGGAGCAGGGTTCCGATGTAGACAATATCTGTATAATCATCACCGGCCTTAGAAACCGCTTTTTTAAACCAGCTATCCAACTTTGCTCTTTGCTCCGGTGTCCGGACATTTTCATCATTCTCAATATCATCCAGGATCAGCAGATCCGGTCTCCAGTTCCGGTGCTTCCTGCCTCGGATCTTCTTGCCGGAGCCAATCGCCTCCACCTTGATATTGGTGCTGGTCACCAGAACATTGCTCCTCCAGACTTTTCCGGTCAGATCTCCAAAATCTTCCCGGATCGCTTCGTTTTCTTCAAACTCCACACGGATGTTATCCAGGAAGCCCTCCGCCTGATCCGAACTATCTGAGATAATGATCGGATAATGCTTATACCCATATACAACGGCGTGGATCGTTCCTTTAAACGTCAGGCTGGTAGACTTGGCATGTCCACGAGGAGCTGCCACTACACGCTTGCAGCCATTCATCCGGCTGATCTGCTTGACCAGCCCCGATGTGCTTGGTGTAAGCCCCTTTAAGACTCCATCCTGCCAGATGGCATCCAGTTCCCGGTGAAATTCCGGAGACGGTCTGGAAAAATAATGCGGAAAGTAGGCCCTTCCGAAGAATTCCATATCAACAGCACCAAGGCGCTGCCGGATTCCGCCTTTTCCAGTCAGAGCTGCGCCCGCTTCATAATCTTTCCTGATCCGGACACGCTCTGGTGAATCATCCCTGTTTAAAAATGTTTTTAAAAGACCAGAAAGATCGTTTAAGGCATTCTCCTGTTCTTCGTAGTAACTTTTGCTTTCCGCTTCCGCCATCGCGCTGATCAGCGCCTTCAGACTTGCGTCTTTTCCTCTCCGCATGACATTTCACCTCCGTCCCGCATCTTTCCCTGTTCAAATTCGCCCCATACGGCTCATTTTGCCTTTATGTGGTAATTTCCCCGACCACAGACCTTTAAACGGTTTTAAACGGCTTCCTAACGCTTTTAAAAGGGGAATAACAGGCAAAGAGAAAAGGAACCGGACAGAGGAAGCCAAAAGGCCGGGCTTCGCCACCCGACCAGCGTCCTTTTCTGCTCAGTTCCTTTTCTTTATGCCTGCGTCCCGAACACAGCCGGGACGAATCAACCGGTCATGTTTTAAGTCGCGTCTTGTAATAATGGCTGTGCCGCATCCTGTGAAGCATCGCTTCCAGCTTCCTGCAGTTCTCCGCCACCTTCCACTTCGATCCCAAGCTGCACCTGTCTGGCTTCGCCGCAGATCGTAATTTCAAAAGTTGCCTTCCGGCTTCTTTTATCCCACTTTAAAACTCTGTTTTCTAACTGTTTTAAAACTCCACTGATGACAGTGATACCACCGCTTCCGTCTTCCCTTACCAGAGTCGGTTCCAGCGGCTCTCCATTGCCGGAAAGAATTCTGATCCATTCAGCTTCCAGATAGGACAGTGTCGATGGTGCCTTACTGTCCCCCAGGAACCGGATCACTCCCGGAACCTCTTTTACCCGGTAATAGTTTCTGGCCGTGAAATCCATGTCCAGGAACACATATCCTGGGAACAGAATATATTCCTTTTTTGTCCATGCCCCACCAGACCGGATGGGACGGTTCTCAATGGGAACCTCGGCTCGGATTGCCTGGTTTTTCAGCCTCCTTGCAATTCCGCTTTCTTCTCCAGTTTTAACCTGAATCACATACCACACAGCCTATCCCTCCATTCCTTCGCTTTTTTTCTTATTGAGGTAAGCGCTGACCTGACGGTACAGTTCCGGATTATCCTTTGCCATGGTCTCAAATACCATGCTCTGAACAGCTTCCAGTCCCGCCTCATAGTTTTCTTTGTTCTGTACTTCGATCCGCTTCTTATATGCAGCAGCGCGGATCAAACCGTTGGTTTCCTTAATGAGCTTCTCGATAGGAACTTCTTTCATCTGTTCCTCATCTACATTGGTCAGGGCATTTAAAACGTGGTGACTTGCCAGCCGGATCAGGGCTTCCGAAGTATCCAGATCCGGATAACGGTTCATTTCATCCATCAGCATGGAGAAATTGCTCTGTGCCACGTTAATCATCTCTACCGTGGCCAGATACTTCCTTGCGTAGGTACAGATAGCCATCTGGCTCATCTCCTCACCATTCGCCTTCAGGAAAGCCACGATCTCTTTGTAAGTGCAGCCAGTAAGGAGCATCTGCTCCACGGTGTCTTTAAGCTCCGGCGGCAGTCTGTCCACCTTTCCTGTGCTGCGTCTTCTACGCTCCTGTTCCATCAGCCGTCCAGATCAACCATTTCATCCGTGATGCCGCCGCCAAGGAGCCGGATGCCCTTGCCGGTTACTTTTGCTTCCAGCGTCTGATATTCCACATCGGCCAGATTAGCCGGTTCCCTGCTTTCCATATCACGCAGATAGATATATCCCTCCTCATGGAGAAAATTCACGGAGTCGATGAACTCCTGACGCTCAATCCCCTCCGCTTTTAAACCTTTTTCAACACTTCTTAAAGCATTGTACTTTTCCCGGAGCAGGTTGATTGTCATGAGTACCCTGCCGTTATTCACCATAAAAGCTCCTGCCCGGAGTCTTCTCTTTTCCTGTTCTCTGTTCATTGTGAACCTCCATTTCTTGTCATTTCGATCATCATATTTAACATCTGTTCCACTTTCCGATCCACCTTATTGATCTCACGAATGAAATCATCCTTTGTCAGGTAATTCTGCCGGATCTCCTTAATCTCCTTCTGGCACCCATCAAAATCCTTACTGTGAGTCTCCTTGGGTGTATAATCCTCACGGATCTTATTGATGTCTTTTTTTAATTCGTCTGTGGTTTCCTTCAGATCTGCTTTTGTTACAGAATCCCGTTCTATTTTTTGAAGCTGCTGGACTGTACAGTCCAACTGGTTCATGGTTCTTTTTAAAAAATACGAGATTACGCCAATACCCAACGTAATGGCGGTTGTTATGATCCATCCTTCATCCATCCAGTAATTCCTCCAATAAAAAAAGATACACTCATGTTTCTGACACAAGTGTACCTCTTAGGCCCGTGAACTGTCTTTTGAAGCACTTCACTAATTTACTTCACTTTTTAAAATGCTTCCGGATAATCATAGATGCTCATCTGACCCTCCATGTCATCATCCAGATTATCCAGTTTTCCGAACAGGATAAATCTCACCCAGCGCTCGGTAAGTCCATATTTCGCGGCAAGCTCTCTATAATTTCCTCCGTCAAATTCTTCCCGGATCTTCTGATCCCGTGCCGCCCGTTCCAGGCTCTCTGCCTTCGGAATATAGATTGTAGTGCCGCCAAAAGCCCGGACAAGACTTTTAAACCCGTCCAGGCCCACCAGTTCTACCATCTTTCTCTGATCTTCATCCAGGTTTTCTATCTTCACATGGTCTAACAATCCCATCGCTGGCCTCCTCCTTCCGTTCCAGGCTTTTTAAATACCCTTTTAAAACTTCAATCAGGGTATTTCCCTGGCTGAAGGTGAGCCATGCAAAGGGATTCTTCGCAATAGCGTCTACATGCAATTCTTTCTTAATGACCGCGCACAGTCTGTCTCCCAGTGGAACCTCATTCGGACTCTTATCGCGTTTCTTCAGTTCGTACATCAAAGCCCAGATTTTCTTCTGCTGGCCGCTGGTCACGCCTCCTGGTCTCTGTGAATGTTCCTTCGGCTTTCTGCTGGATGGTTTCGGAGCAGCGGTACCGCCCTGCAGATCCTCCAGCCTTTTAATCACCGCCATGGCCTCCTGGTAGGAAAGTTCCTTTATGGAATCCTTACCTGTAACGCCCGACACCAGTATATGAAGCTCATCTTCGCTTCCATTTCCGGTTATTCCCAAAGCATGACCTATAGCATAGATTTTCTTCATCTGGAATGATTCTATCTTTCGCATTTACCGTTGCTCCTTCCTGCTATTTTTCCGCCTCTACAGTTACCTTGATTCCTTCATCCACGAATATGGCTGCCCGGATCACTTCCACCGCTTCCTGCGGTGTGCCTCCCCACTCTGCCGCTTTTAATATCTGCAGCATCCATTCCCAGTTGATCACTTCGGATGCCAGGTAAGCCCAGTCACTGGCTTCCTGTTCTGAAAGGCCCACCAGTTTCATCAGGGTTTCTGTGTCCTTTTCATACTTGCCTTTCAATTTCTTCTTCAGTGTTCTCTGAATCTTCTCATCCTTTGTGATGGCGCTGATCGTAGCGTCCAGGCTTCCCTCGGTGAAATTTCCCATATACATCATGGAAAAAAGCCGCTTTGCCGGGGCTGACATACTATAAGAAACATCTTCTTTTACAAAGTCCTTGAAGACATCCCCCAGGAGCTTCTTTACCATTGTCATGGAGATTGGTTTCACGGTCTCGCTGTTTCCGACCACCACTTTGGAATTTTCGCTTCCCCAATATTCTACGGTTTTGCTCTTCGTATCCCGGAGATCATCCGTGGCCTGCTTCTCGAACCAGGCTTTGATTGTTTCCATTTCACCTTTAACGGCAACCATCTGGCGGTCTAACTCTGCCAAACGGTCAACCTTCTTTTTTACTTCCGCCGCATCCATTATCCTTTAAACTCCTCCATGATCTTTTCTGCACATCCGCGGCAGATCTCAATGCCGCAGACCGTTTTAACATCGTCCACCGTTCCGCAGAAGTGACAGGTAGGAACATGCTTACGGATATGTACCCCGTCCTCATCTGCTTCGATATCTACCGGAACACCCGGAAGAATGCCAGTCTCCTGACGGAGCTGACGTGGAAGTGTAACCGCGCCACTCTTGGCTACTCTCTTGCTTACAGTCATGATAGACCTCCTCTCCCGCTCTGCATTTCATGGGCTTGCGACCATCGCCTTACCGGCGGCTGCATTAAGAGGGGCAAGCGCCCCTGGAATATCTTGCGTTTATAGCTTCATAATAGAATCCGATATTTTGCACACATCCCGGACAGTTACTTCCTTCCCAGACTTCTTGGTTTCTTCATGAAGCTTTTTTATCTCCGCAGTTATTTTCATAAGCTTAAAGACTCCCACCTGTTCTGAAGTGATTGGAAGCACATCAGTTCCGGCTGTAACTAATGTGAGGGCATTATGAAACCAAAACACATCCATCGGATTCATGAGATTGATTTCTTTATCAAATTGTTCGGCTGCTTCCTTAGCAAACTTTCTCCGGTTCAATCTCGGTTTGTCTGGCGGCAGGAGCCCTTGTTCCTGAAGTTCCTTTTTGACTTTCGATTTGAGTGCTTTCTCTTTATTGGTCAGGCGTTTTGACTTGGCTGGCATCTTCTCTCCTCCTACTGGATTTTTCTACCGTACCGGAATCCGGTGCTGTGCTTTTGAATCCGGCAGATCAGGGAAAATGTTGCCTTTATCTTCGCCTTCTCATCCCAGCAGTCTGCCTCCATGCTGTAAACCATCAGCTCTTTTCCGCTGTCCCGGATGTAAACCGTCTCCTCATAATGGCGTTCCAGCTCCGGCGCTGAATACTGTTCACCATACCAGCGAATACGCAGGTCAGAACCTACGCAGCGCGGTTCAAAGTACATTTCTTCTCTTTGTACCATCTCATCCACCCGCCTTTCTGACCTCGGTATATCGCTTCACAGAACCGTCCAGCATCCGTTTCGTCACAATTCTGGCTCTCCTGCACTGAAGCAACCGGAAGCAAACTCGCACTTCGTTCCACTCTCTTTCCAGTTCTTCCGGCATTGGAGTGGCTTTTTTCTCCATGGCTTTCATAGTCGCTCCTTCCTGAAAGTTCTTGTCTTCCCTGTTCTTTTAAGGAGCGCGGCCCGGCTGACTACCACCAGCTCCACCGGCGTATCCTTCACGATCAGCCAGTTCTCCGGTACCAGCCCTTTTCCCTGCAGGAACTTCTTTTGGGCCAGTGTCGGCTTCTTTCCGTTCTTCACGCTGCACTTACCTCCTTATTCAGTTTTACCTCACTCTGCCTTTATCCGGGCTTGTGACCGGCATCCTTCCGGATGGCTGCATTAAGGTGGGGCTTTACAGCCCCGGATTTTCCCTGTACCGGATGAGCATACGCTCGGTGGTTACAGTGATCGGCGGGAGTGAACTCTCCCTTCCATCACGATATCCTTTCATCCATGCCCGGTCATGTTCGATCTTCACTCGCATCTGAATGCCGATCATCCAGCCGCTAACTCCCGCCAGAGCCATCAGGAATACCACAACCAGGCTTCCGGCCACTCCGACCTTGCCCGCTGCGATCAGCGCCGCCATTCCCCCGGCGGCCACCGTTCCAAGCGCGATCCCTGTCACCATCATTTTTGCTTTTCCTGTCATGTACTTCATTGCATTTACCTCCGTTTGATTGATTTTATAAATAGATTCCCAGCGGGCCTGTTACCTTCTGCAGACCTTCCAGGGAAACATCCTGGTTATTGGCGGCTGCTGTGAATACGTTTACCATGCCGCGCACTCCCCACTTGCTGTGGCCGACATTGTAGAGGTATGTCAGCTCCGGTGTCATTCCTTTCTCCACCAGGGAAGGGAATAACTTCTCAACATCTTCTTTGGTTACATTCGTAGCCCGGTACCGCCCGTGGAGCTTCGTCCGGTTAAACTGCTGTGAGAAGATCGCTTCCTGTCTTCCAAGCATCTTGTTGTAGACCTCATCGTTTCCGATCAGTGCGATTCCGATGCCAGGCTTCCCGGTGATCGGGTCTTCATCCACCCAGCCTCTGATTTCTTCCAGGGCCATGAACTTCAGGTTCTGGGCTTCATCAATAATCAGGACATTATCAGAACTTCTCAGCCGTTCACGGATTGAAATGGAAAGGTCTTCTGTTCTCTGGTTTTCCGAAATCTTCAACGCCCTTGCAATCATCCTTAAAAGGCTTCTTACAGAGCTGGTACTCGGTGTGGTGCTGATATAGATCGCCGTTGCCGGATTGTCCCGCAGGAACTTGGTAGCCGCTTTGGTCTTCCCGATTCCGGCATCTCCGTCAATAACTACGATCCCCTTTTCAAGCTGGCAGTAACGGATCATCTTGTAAATGCTCTCTGAAATAGAGGTTGCCACATATCCCCGTACCGCATTGAAAGACTCGGTCTTCTTGGCGTTTTCAGCCTGCTCCTCCTTGATCTGGAAGAACTCACGGATCTTACGCTCTACATCACCTACATCACCCTTGTCATAAACGCTGCGGCGGTACTGGCTTAATACTGCTCCGCTCAGGTTCATCATCGGGGCCAGCTTTGCCTGGCTGATTCCCGTTTCCTTCATGTACGTTTCAACTTTCGCCTGAAGTTCTGTATTATACTGTTTTCCCATCATTTACCTCCCTGCCTTTTGGCTGCATTTTCAATCATTGTGTCAAGATCGACTCCGCCGACCACTTTCTGATATACCGGTGTTTCATCTGCCCGCTGAACCTCCAGTACCTTCGGGTCTGCTTTGCCTGTGTAGCTTTCTTTGTTGCGTTGTGCCTGGCGAAGTACCAGATCCAGCGCGGTAACCCGGTCGGCTTCTGCGATGACCACGTTCTTTTTATATTCATTCGCGATCTTCTCCAGCTTCCTGGTCACTGCCATTCCGGCCTTCACATCATCCTTGGTTGCGCCATATGTAAGAACCGCCGTATTATCTACCGGAACCGTCATCAGATATTTGTCTTCCAGGTTGTAGATCCGGACTTCCTTCAGGTCATTCGGATTGTACCGGAAGTATACCTTCTCACCGAAATGTCTCATCAACAGTTCATCGTTCCAATATTCCAGGCGGCCTCCATTGATATCCAGATGCACTCCCCGGCGGCCCACGGCCTGTGGACGGCTGCTTCTCATGAGCATCAGGTTCAATTCTTCTGCGGCTGCCACCCGGCGCTTAATCAGATGCTCATTAAACACATCCATTTTGAGCTTTCCTTTGTCTTCTGCCACCGGGCCATCGTATTCCATCATGTTGAAGTAATACTTCAGAATTGCATCCACATACTCCTGGAACTCATCGTCTGTGTAAATGGCATCTTTCTTCAGGACATATTTCAAACGCTCTGGCTTTTCCACCACGCTGCCGCCCGTGTAAGTATTGAACAGTCTGGAAAGGCCGTTCTTCACATCATTGAACCGGCGCTCAATGATCTTCGCCTTCGCATTTCGGACGATAGCATTTGTCATATTGATTCCCAGGCGTTTGAATACGCCCGGCGGTTCAAAGGTTTCCTCGCCATTCTTTGGCTTCTTCTTCCGGTGGCCAAGGCCGCCAATATCGAAGGTCAGGAACTCTCGACCGTTATCCACGTAGATGTTATCCGGGATGCCATATTCCAGGATTCCCTTCCGGAGCGCGATCAGCGTTGCCTCTGAACCTGGGTTATATGTAATGTAGTACCCTGTAAAGATTCCGCTTCTTGCATCCAGGAAGGCTGTCAGATATGGCCTGTGCAGCTTGCCTGACTTATCCCTCACCATTACATCGAAGGTATGGTTATCAGCGATCCACCACTCATTGCTCTGCATCTCATCATAAATACGTTTGATGTATGGAGCGCAGCGGTCATTGAATGCCTTGTGACCTTCACGGCCCAGAACCTTTACTCCCTCCGGAACACTTTTCAGTCTCCGGTAAAAAGAAGGATAGGCCGGGATCTGCGTATACAGATCCGGACGCTTTTCCTGCGCCCACATCTTTGTGTACTCCAGGCACTTGGTTACCGGATGCTGGGCTTCGTCCAGATAGTAATACAGGAAAGCCTGCCATATCGTTTCATCTATGGAGCTTGTCCCTTTCTTCCATTTGTTCCGCTTATCAACCAGCGCCTTCATATCATCAGCCTTCACGGCATTCCATTTTCTGTAAAGCGTATCTACTGATATGCTCCGCTCTGGATATTCCAGGCTGCAGAGCGTTACGAACTTTTTATCTACTTCAGCCAGGGAAGTAACTCCTGGCATCTTTCTATATGACTGCCAGCGCTTGGTGAGGTCGATCCAGAAATCAATTTCCTTTCGTTCATCCTCGGTAAACTCATCAATCGCAACTTTCTCTACTTCCGGCTCTGGCCGTTCTACCTCTTCCGGAGGGTTTTCTGCAATCAGTTGATAATACTTGTGCTGCAGTTCCTCATCCAACGCATCCAGCGGTACCAGGTAAGTTTTCCGGTTTTTGCTATTAACAGTCTCTACCGCCTTTAATTTCCCATCTTGTATAATTTTCTTAATATAACGTGGACTACAGCCTTTTACCTCTGCAACCTGTTTCGCTGTCAGCATCTGCGCCATACATTTCCACCACCTTTTCAGCCTGTCCTCATCAGATGCAGGAGGCTATCCCTGCATGACCGGCCTCTGCCGGTTTCGACTCTTTTAAACGGTGTTTAAAAAGTCTTTAAAATCATCCATGTTTCCGCCCAGTTCCTGGATCAGCGGAATGATAAACTTCTTTCCTGATGGCTTCCCTGTGATAGCCTCGCTGATCCTGGCCTGGTGTGTTCCCATTCCTGCGGCCAGTTCTCTCTGGCTGATGCCTCTTTCCAGCATCCTGGTTTTTGTCCATAAGGCAAACTCAGCGAAATTTCGCACTTTTCTGTTCTTCATTCTGCCTGCCCTCCTAACGTATTCCGTTATAAAATTCTGTATCAGCGATACAAAATAACCTATTCCGTTATCGGATTCTGTGCTATAATCGGTCTTGTATGATTGATACAT